CGATCCAGCATTTCGACCAACTATTGCTTGGCCCCCTAAATACCAAGACAGAATTTGACCGAATACAGTTAGAACCTGACTGCCAGAAACAACAAACGTCCCCTGCGTCGGGTTATACCAAGACGAGAAGTTCGTCCCCGTCATCGTCGCGCTGTCAGCCGAGCGCGCCACAGAGGATGCGGCGGTGGGAATGTAGCTGGTGGCGAAGGCTCCGGCTTCGAGTTGCCAGCCCCAGATCAAGACGGACGAAGCAGGTCCAGAAATAACCCAATATGTAGAGTTACCACTTGCAGTAGTAACGTTCACAGGCAGGAATACGCGAAACCAACCATCTCTGACGGGAACTACCGACGCGCCGCTAAAGCCAGTCACAGTGCCTGTCGCGCTATTGACCACGGCAGGTCCGGGCGGTGACATGGCCCCAGTTGCTCCAATTGATATGCTAGAGCCAGCGTTGGATTTTACGTAGAAGCTGGCTACTTTATTACCGGTAATACCTGAGTTATCAAACTGATAAACTCGATTGTTTCCCGTCCCTGCAACAATACTTGTCGCGGTATTGGTTCCATTAGGGGCCACGCCAGCGTTCGGCGTCAACGCTGCCCCGTCAACGAACCATCCGGTGCCGGAAAAATTTTCGGACGAGGTAATAGTATTCGTCCGCGCCTCTTCGATCAGCAATCCGCGCGCGACGAGCGTGGCCGGGTTGTAATCAAAGCGCGGGCCGTAGTAGGCGGCGGAGGTTGTCGCGTTGAAGGTGCGGGGCGTGGTTTCGTAGGTGACGGCTTCGAGTTGTGAGAACGCAACATCAACTTGATCGCCACTTGTCGCCAGTAGGACACCGAAATATGCCGTGCCCGTCGATGTTGACGCGGTAGAGTACCTCGCCCACGATGTCGTAATCGTTACTACGGTTGTGGAAACGTCGGCGTTGTATAGCGAGACAGTTCCGCTACCTGTACGACGGCGCAGCCATATGCTGCCAACCATCTTTCCGACAAAGCTGGCGGTTTTGAAAAGATTGCTATTACCAGCATTGGCAGTCAGGGTTGATGCTGTGGTGCCGCCCAACGGGTCAGAGACGCCAGTCGTAACCGTAGAAGTGCCTTTGTTCCAAGTGGCGTCGCTAAACGTGTTGCTGTACGTCAGCAAATTATTCGGCGCATACGTCAGCTTGCCCGTGCTGTCGTACATCGTGGCCAGCGACGGGCGCGAGAACGTAATGCGCGGGTCGAGCGTGCCGGTCAGGGCAAACGGCAGGTAGAGGGCGGGGCCGCCGACATTCCCCGTCGCCAACGACGTGGACGCTAGAAGGCCCAGCCCTAGGCCATTGCGGACGGGGATGCCAAAGCTCATCGGATGTTGATCGGCTTTGCGTAGACAGTGCCGCCCGCGCTCACCTGGATGGCGCTGACGCGCCACGGGGCGCCCGTGCCGCCCGGCACCGTGAAGGGCACAGGCGTGTTGGCTGGCAGCGGCACGCCGTTCGACGTGGTGGCTGTGACGCCCTCACCGACGATGATGTAGCACGCTTGGTCGGACCACACGACCACGCCCTGCGGCCCTGCGGGCCATGTGCCCGTTGAGCCCGCCGTGCCGGTGTAAGCGACCGAGCGCGCCGGGAACTGGTCGCCGTAGAGGGGGTTCAGAAGTTCCATGTCAGTGCCTCACGCGAGGAATTTGAGTTTGTAGAGCGTAGAGTAGTACAGTGCGAGGATTTCGTCGATGATGTTCTGGAGCGGTGTGCACTCCTTATCGACGACGTCGTATCGCATTTTCATGATTTCCTCGGCTTGGTCTTCAAGGAAATCAACTACGTTGTTTGTCTTTTTAGCCGACATCAACGCAATTGGGCCAATCAAGCCGTACTTGCCTTGGTATGCTTCAGCAAAATTGTCCGCAAGATCGATGATTTTTGGGTAAAACTTACCTAGCGCCTTGTGCTTGGCAAACGACCGCGTGTTCAGGTGGACGCTGTGCGTCACGTCGCGGGCCAGAAACAGCGTGCCGATAAACTTTTCGCAACTCATTGCGGCATCCCTTCGACCATCGGCGGTTGTTCAGCCATCATGGGTTGCTCGGCCATCATCGGCATCTCTTCACGCATTGGCCCCGATCCGCCGGGCACCAGATCGCCCGTGTCGATGGCGGCGGCGATGGTGCCCATCACGATTTCTTGGATTTGCTCTGGCGTCATGCCCGCCTGCACGGCTGAGATGCGCTTGGTTTCGGCGTCGTAAGCCTTGATCTGAAGCTCCTGCGCTTCCATCGACTGCTCGACCTTCTCCAGCATCCCGACGACGCGGTTCAGTTCCTGCGTCATCACGTCCATCTGCATCTTGGCCGCCTGCATCTCGGGCGACTCGTCCTCGCCTTCCATGATCTTGGGGTCGATGATCTTGGCGAACCGTGCGGCCATCTCCTGCGCGCCCGGCCAGTCCATGTTCTTGATGAACAGGTCGCCCGCCACCTTCCACAGCTCCGGGTTGGACTGGAGCAGCATCGACATGGCGTCCAGCGCCTCCTGGCGCTTGGTCATGTAGCCCGGCCCGGTCGTGACCATGACGTCGTAGACGCCCACGGACGGGTTGTAGATTTTTTCGATGGTGAAGCCGTTCTGGTCCTTGATTTCCTTGACCGGCTCGGCCTGCTGCGGGTTGATCTTAACCATATCGACGTTGCCGTCGAGGCCAACAATCCGCGCTACCCGTTCGGTGTCGTAGATTTTAGGGATGAGATCAACGAGCTGACGCGTGACATGTCGAACTGCGCGGGCGAGATTGTCGACGTAATGATAAGTGCCCGTGTCTCCCTGCTTTTCACGAGCCAGAATAGCTCGACCGGAGCGTTCGTTCGACTGCGCGCCAAGACTAGAGTCGTATTGACCAGTGGTGGCTTTAATGTCATCCGACGCCCCCATCTTGGCTTGAATGAGCCCCGTCTGGGCCAGCGGCGGCGCCGCGCGCTGCGGCAGCGGCATGGGCCGCCCCGCGCCGTCAGCAACGTCCGGGTTGACCTCCAGATACGGCCAGTTGTTCGTGTTGGCCGTCTTCCATTGCATCTCGTAGCCTTCAAACTGGCCGCCGTAGCCAATGAAGGGGGCCTTGGGGGCCAAGGCCAGCATCTCGGCCTCCTGGCTCACCCAATAGTTGTACATGCGCTGGGCGTCCTTGGCGTTGCGGACGAGCCCGGAGACGTACAGTTGGCCGTCCACCTCCCACTCGTTGCCCACGACGCGCACGACCGGGATGTACTTGCCCGCCCAGTCGCGGTCCTCCAGAGCCTCGTAGCCGTTGGTCTTGACCCACTTGACGATCCGGCGGTCGGCCTGCCGGCTGCGCAGCGGCTTGCCGAACAACTGCTGCATGGCGGCGTCCTGCGGCGTCTTTGCGAACGCCGTGATGTTGCCCGGATACAGGTTCAGCGTGGTCGGCTTGTACTCGTAGTAGAAATACTCCGCGATCCGCACCGTGTCCTCGGCCAGCCACTGCGCCAGCGAGGCGTCGCCCACGCCCTGCGTCTGGATGGATGAGATCGGCATGGCGTCGGGGAACTGGCGCTCGTACTCGTCCTTGGTGATGTCTTCGGTAATAAAGCACCACTGGGCGTCGGAACCACATGGGTCTTGGATCGTCGGGTCCATGTAGACCGAGAACGAGTTGCGGATGCGCCCGATCTTGATGTCCTGATCGAAGCTGTCGTCGCGTGTGTATTCGGTCAGAATACGAATGTAACCTTCCCCGTACGTCACTTGGTTATCGCAGGCCGTGTCGTAGGCTACGTCGGCGTCCGAGATGTACTCGATGTGCCGCACCATGCCGTCGAATATTTCAGCCATCTTGACGTCCGCGCGGTCGTCGGCGGGGATCACCTTGCCCGCCGGACGGTTCTGCCGCTGCTCGTTCGTCACCTGCCGGACGTGTTGCGGCAGCTTGTTGATGGTCAGGCAGGGCCGCGCGTTGATCGTCTGGCCTTGCACCGAGCCACGGGTCGCCAGCACGTCCGCCGGCCACTGCCAGTTGTTGTCGGGGCTGCCCGCCATGAACCGGAGGTCGTCCAGTTCATCCTCGCGGCTGTCAGAATACGCCGAAATGGCTAGGGTGAACCTAGACCGCATCGTATCAAGCATGTCTTTGCGGTCGGACGCCATTATTTGCCCTTCTTAGGCATGGCCGGCTTGGCCGCAGCGCGTTTAGTTGCGTAAGAAATAGCAAGAGCCTGTTTTTGGGGCTTTCCGGCGCCCATTTCGGCCTTCACGTTCTTGCGAAACGCCTCTTTAGAGGCCGATTTGACCAGAGGCATCACTTTTTCCTCGTTTTGGCCGACTCTTTGAACGCCTTGGCGGTCGGAGCGCCCTTAGCGCCCGGCTTGCGCATCTTTTCGCCCGATCCGGCCGCTATGCGAGCCTTTTTGGCTGCGATGTTCGAGTATAGCCCCGGTTTGCTAGCCACAGTTCCATCTCCGCATTGACGCCTTGGCCCGCTCGGCGTTCTTGGACTTGGCGACGACGCCGCCCATCCGCGCGCAGAAGCTGGCCTTGCGCCCCTTGTCAGCGTCGCTCTTGGGGTTGGGCGCCGGAGCCTTCAGGTTGCTGCCCGTCTCGCGGTTGTACTTGGCGCGACCCTTGGCTGTGAGCCCCGCGCCTTGCTTGGCCGGCAGCTTCTCGCCGCGACCAACCGATAGCGATACGGACTTCTTAGCCATCAGGCGCCCATCCAAGAAGTTGAATTTCCTGCTGGAGAGTACCCGCGCGGGCGGGCCGTGTCAACGCGCCCTTCCCGATGCGCGACGGGGAAAGCAAAAGTAACCGCTACGGCGTCGGCGGCGTCGGGCGAGGCGAGCCCGCGCGACTTCATATCCTTCTTGCTCTCCAAGAAGATCGTACCCCGGCTGTCGGGCTTCATGAGGGGTCCAATCAGGTCGCTCCTCAGGTAGCGGTCGCTCGGCAGGTGGGCGCTCTTCAGCCATTCGCGCAGCTCACCCCACATCTCGGCCCGCTTGTTGCCCCACATCGCCTGGTTCTTCGACTTGTTCCCAAAGTTCACCCCCCGCACCTTGTACCGCTGCTCCTTGAGCCGGTCCACGACGCCCGCGCCCAGCCCGCCCTCGTCGATGACCACCAGCGCCGGCTTGAACTCCTCGATAGCCCCGATGACGTGGCCGACCACCTCCATCGTGTCGGCCCCCTTGTACCGCCGGATCGTCACCAGATCGCGGCCCTGCCGCACGGCGATGACCGTGCTGTCGCTGCCGAACCGCGCCGGGTCCACGCCCAGCACGATGGGCGCGCTCGCGTCCTTGTACGCTGGCCGCGCCATCGCGTCGGCCACCAAGTCCACGCCGATGAACTGGTCGTCCGACGCGTTCGGGAACTGACCGAACACCTCGACGTGCGCCTGCGCCGACTCCGGCCCGTACTCGTCGATGATCTGCTGATACGTTTGTTTGTCGGTCCCCTCGACCGTACGCGCGTCTACAATCTGCGTATCCCAGAACTCCCGCTTGGAGTGGAAGCACTCGTAGAAGTACCCGCTGTTGCGGCGCGGGTTGGAGAACGCCAACCAAAATCTATGTTGGGTATTTTCCGTGAAGAAGCCCGAGCTGACCGCCCAGATCGTGTCGTCG